GTGGTATTTGGGTTGGGTTTGGGAGCCGCGCCTGGTTGTTGGACCGGGGCGCTCTTTTGTTTCAGCTTTTCGATGAATGTTGCTGGGTTTGTGTCGGTGTGGTACCACTCACCGCCGTAGTAAATGTCTCCACTGTTCCAGGTTCCACCTAACCACACAGACGTTTCGCCGTACCATTCTCCGCTGTTCCAGACGCCGTCGTGCCACGTGCCGCGACGAAATACTCCATTTTCCCAGGTTCCTTTTTTCCAAGTTCCGTAAAATATTCCCTGTTCCCAGACTCCGCCGTGAAATACTCCGCCGCGCATCAAGCCGCCTTTCCAAATCCCATCGTACCAAGAACCATCTTCCCACGTTCCGTTGAGCCACACTCCGCCCAACCACACTCCATTGTACCACATTCCCGATTCCCAGGTTCCACTGTGCCAGCTTCCGTTGTCCCACGTTCCATTTTTCCACGTTCCTTTTTCCCAAACACCATCTATGTGGCGGCCATGCAGCCACGTTCCGTCTTTCCAGCGTCCGTCTTGCCATACACCGTCGGACCACGTGCCGTGGGTCCAAATACCATCTTTCCATTTCCCATCCATCCACAGAGAGCCTTTCCACTCTCCTTCCGGCCACGTCCCACTTCTCCACACCTTACCGTCCCATTCGGTGGGATCAAACCTCACAAGTGGCTTGATTCCGGTTGCGCGAAATACTCTATTTGCTATTTTCTGCATCAACGAAGAACACATCGGAAGCAGTTCACGAATGTTGGTTACGTTGGCTTTATGATCCAGCGCCTTCTTGACCCAGTTACCTGAATACTCCTTGACCTTGTTTAATGCAACTCCTGTGTTGTGCTGCAAGTCGTACACGTGGTCGATTGCCACGATGACGTCGTCTGTTTTTTGTGAGTCGTACAAACGTAGCCAGGACTCACAAATACTCTGCCATGGCACACCACCGTATTGGTCTTCCCAGCTCATCGACTCGTCAAATGCCTTGTGAGCCATTTCAACGAAGGCACGCAAATGAGCTCGGTGTTTTTTGACTACCTCTTTTGCGGTCCTCCACGAAGCTAGATAAGATTTGTTGTCGGAGGAGCTGGCTTTTAGAGGACGTCTTTGAAGCGGTTGCTTGTCTTTTCTCGGAGAGGAAAATCTTTTCGGGTTGTGAATGAGCCACGTTTTTTTGTAATCACGAAACAACGGACTGCTCTGTTCCAACTCACGTCTTTTTTCAATGTTGTACGACTCATCAAAAACATGCCGCAACTCAGCCGTGATACAGAAAAAGAGAACGTAGAGTAAGTGTTTTTTTAAGTGCGGCAACAAGATTCCTGTTGCGTAGTCGATGTCCTGTTTTAGCAGTTCCGGTTGGTTGAACTTTCCCACAAACCCTTTTTGAGCGGGGTCGATGATCGACGTTCTCATGTATGACAACACGTAAAAGTCATACATCAACGTTTGTGCCGTGTGTGGAAGCTGATAGTCGATCGTCGCCTCTGTTAGTAGTGAACTTAGTTTAATGTACTCCATGGTCAGTTTGCGCTCTTAAATACCTTATAGTTCCATTCCATCCTTTTTTTAACACCGGAGTTGGATGTGGTTCGATACTCTCGGTGGTTAAGATATTCGGTGGCTGCTTCATCAAACTTGCTCTGTCCTAGAAGCTCCATGGTCTTTGGCCCCATATCACCACGAAACAAAGCGTTTATCGTAGCAATCTTGACGTTAAGGGGCAAGGCGTTGAAGTTTTTTATCTTATCCTTCGCCACTTTGATTTTGTCTTTGACGTCTTTTCTTAACAACTCAATAGCCTCCTCGTCCGACAGTCCTTGGTCAAACTTTTCGTTAGGTTGGATTTTGTGTCCATACGCTATCGTGTTTGACCCGCCTTCGATGCTTGCATGTGGAGACCATTTTTGGGTTTGCTTATTGAAACCACCTTTTTTATAGTCCTTGTTATTCTCAAATGTTTTTATAACATCTGCCGCTTTTTGGACTAATGCGTTGTCGTCTCCGAGACCACTAAAATCGATGTTTTTTTGTGTATATGGTTTTCCTGCACCATCGGACGCTGCGTTTGCATAAGACACATGAGCAGGAGGTGTGACGAACTGAACATTTGCGCTTTTCGTGTCGATGTCGTCACGTATCATGTTTCCCTCTATCAAGATGTCTTTTAGTTTGATCATATCGCAATATATAAATATTATTGACCAACATCTCTCACCGTTTTTTATGTGTTTTTATATATTTATAAGATACATATGAAACTCAAAGAAATCGTGGATAGGATTTACCTTGAAAATGATGCCGACTCGGGAGGGCAAATCGAGGTTGATAAAAAGATGACAGAAAAAACGTTGGAAGATACGTTTGAGATCAACGATACTGGGTTGGAATATGTCAACAGAGAGTTAGAAAGGCTGAACAAGAAAGCGGCCAAACTTGGACTAAAACCTCTTGGGCTGAAGATTTTGTCGACGAAATCTCAAAAATACACAGATCAACGTCTTCAACAGGAAAGACTGATTCGTATTCACACAGTAAAAATCGAAGGAGAATCTCCGGTCATTCCCGATTACGAGTTTATCGCCAACGTGGAGCACACTGAAGCGGGCAACATCATCAACATTGCGCCCAACTCCAGCGTAAAAATCTTGCCAACCGAATACCGTACTGCTGGTGCCACCTGTGACCATTGCCACACCAAGCGTGACAGGAACAATACGTTCGTGCTTCGTCACAAAGCGACGGGGGAGTTTAAGCGGGTAGGAAGAAACTGTCTCAAGAACTTTATGCCGGACGTGGACCCGAAAGTTTTGCTAACCTACGCTGCTGCTCTTGGAAGAGCTCTTGCCGTGTTGGTTGGCGGAGAGAACATGGAAGATGGAGGTGGTGGCGGCTCGCACTCGAAGTACTACGACGCCGCATCGTTCCTTTATTGTATCTGTGCTGCGTACTACATCGACGGCTACGTCTCTGGTAAGAAGGCGAAGCAATCGTACGAGGAAACCGGAAAGAACTTGATGTCCACTGCGGAGCTGGCAAAGAAGTTGATGAACCTGCATTGGGAAACTACCGAGGTGCAAAAGTATTACCGAGACAAGTTGGCCAGCGTAGAGACTAGGGCTAAGGAGCTGGCTAAAAAAATCGAAGACTGGAAGGACGAGGTTGATTGGGATGCGGAGGGAGAAAAAAGTCCGCAAATGGCAACATACTTCCACAACATGAAGGTCATTTCCAACTCCCCGATGATCCAGTACAAGAACGCGGGATACCACGCTTCGCTACTCGGAATGTACTTGGCGCATGAGAGGAAGAAAGCTGCCGCGGAAGATCAAAAGACCCAGTCTCCTAGAACTCACGTCGGAAAGATCGGAGACAGAATCGAGTTTGAGGGGACTTTGGTTAGATCGTTCATCACTAACACGCAGTTTGGCACCAACGAAAAATATTTCTTCGAGGACGCCAGCAGAAACGTCATCATTTGGTGGACCAAGGAGGGCGCCATCCCCGATGCAGAGAAGGGCAATAAATATAAGATCCGAGGTATCGTCAAGGGTCAAGATGCGTGGAACGGAATACCACAAACCCACATCAAAAACGCCAAGGTGGTTCCGATTGGTCCACAAGCGGATGTCCAACAAGCACACGACCAGTGGGGAAACCCGTTGGACGCGAAGGGTAACAAGATAGCTGGCGCACCGAAAGCACAGTGGGCACAGACGCAGAACTGACATATTATAAATCATAGCTTGTCGGTTTATTTACCACCGTCGGGTATATTTATATAATATGGCAAATACTTCAATAAACTATAACGTTGACCAAGACAGGTGCCGTTGGCCCGGTTCTGGTTCGGTGATTACCACGGGCAGTGGATTGACGCCTTTTGGGTTTTTTGACTCGGACCCAACCTTTCAAAACGATGCGCCGAAGAGCGCGGTGTGGGCCGCAACCAGACTCGGATACCCAAACGTGGATGTGGAAATGCGGGACACAAACTTTTACTCGTGTTTTGAGGAAGCGTGTTTTGAGTATAGCGCACAAGTCAATCAGTTCAATATTAGAAACAACATCGGAGTATTGCAAGGAACTTCTACGTTAAACAAAATCACACAAACGAACGTGGTTGGAAGTGGTCTACCGTACATCATAAAGTTGGCACAGGGATATGGAACAGAGTTTGGTGTTGGTGGAACGGTTGATTGGAAGCGCGGAAAAATCTCTGTACAGAAGAGCCAACAGACGTACGACCTTCAAGCTCTGTGGGGAGACATCAGCGAAAGTTTTAATCGGATCGAAGTAAGGAAAATCTTTCACGGAGCATCACCAGCCGCGGCGAGAATATATGATCCATTTAGCATGACGGGAATGAGTTATAGTAACATTCTGAACGAAATGGGATTTGCTGGTTACTCTCCCGCGACACAGTTTTTAATGACCCCGATTTTTGAAGATTTGTTGAGAATGCAGGCAATTGAGTTCAATGACTTGGTGAGAAAGTCAGCGTTCAGTTTTGAGCTGATTAATAATAAGTTAAAGCTTTTCCCTATACCGACCTACGATTTTAACTTGTACTTCGATTATCTGGTAGGAACGGAAAGAGACGAGCAAGGTGTCAGCAACTCTGGCTCGTACTACAACTCGTCTGGTTCTCTTGTGTCTTCCAACATAATCGGAGATTACAGCAACGTTCCGTATGAAACCATTCCATACGGTAGTATCAACTCGGTTGGAAAGCAATGGATACGAAAATATTTCTTGGCACTGTGCAAAGAAGTTTTGGGTAGCATCCGCCAAAAGTACCAGACTCTCCCCATCCCAGGAGCAGAAGTCACGATGGATGGTGGCGAGCTTCGTCAAGAGGCAGCCGCGGAGAAGACCGATTTGGTCACTCAACTACGTGAAAATCTGGAAGCGTCTGGAAGGAAAGCGCAGATGGAGCTGAGAGCGGAAGAGTCTCAGCGAATGCAGGAAACGCTAAAGGCCGTTCCGTTACTTATTTACGTCGGATGAAATCTATTTTTGCCAATGTACTGACGCCCGAACAAAGAAGATACCTAAAATATGTAGGCATAGGGAGGATGTTGAAGCCTCGCAGAGCGAAATACACCAGTTTAGAAAGAAAATATTACGATATGCTGAAAGAGTTGGGCGTGTTTTTTGTTCCGCAATATCGTATTGGTAGAAGGTACTACGATGCATACCTCCCAGATCAAAATATTCTTCTTGAGTTTGACGGTTCATTTTGGCACCCAAAAACCAAAGAAGACATCAAATACGACTTTCAACGAAAAAATATGGCGGTAGACTTAAAGAAAAATAGGATCGCGAGAGATAGTGGTCACAAGATTATTCGTATTCGAGAAGATGAACCAGTAACCAAAGAACAGTTCAGAAAGATTATACTAGAATGAGAGGACGATATTACAGTCAACGTGATTTAAACCTGATCAACTCGATCAACGGCGAGTTGATGGGAGACATCATTGAAAATCTGGTACAAATATTTAAGATATCACCAAATGAAACGAAAACGAACATCTACGGCGAAACTTCACAAGAGACTGGTAAATGGTATATGCCAGCTATTCAGATTTCTGCTCTTATTGATCGGGCTGAAATGAGTGCTGACTATGACGACTTTGGCCCAAACAGAAACCAAAACCACATATTCAAGATGCGGGAGAAAATGTTACAACTACTCAACTTCTATCCAGAAATCGGAGACATCGTTTTGTGGAACGATCGCTATTACGAAATCGACAACGTTGTTCAGGAGCAACTGTTGGGAGGACAAAGCGAAAAGAGCCACAGTGTAATATGCAACGCCCATTACACTAAGATCACATCGTTGAATGTATTAGAAAGAAACGACTAACTTATGGCATGGAGAGGAAACACAGTTAAACCAACCACAAACATTTCTCCGAACAATAGAAGTGAAGGAGAGGCTATGTCTGGTATGAAGGCTGCGTTTCCCGCCGCGGTTGCTGGTCCTGAACACGCTCCGACAAGAGCACATCGAGTTCGCCGCGACAAAGACTCCGAAAATAACTTCAGCGTTACTTTGTTGGATGTTGATACGACTATTTTGAGCTATCTAGACACCGTAATCAGTCCAATGGTAGTTGACTCCGGCAGACAAGTGAAGGTTCCTATCAACTACGCTTCACCAGAAAGATGGAAGGCAATCAGAAAAGATGGTGCTATTCGTGACAAACACGGAAAAGTTCAGTGTCCCGCGATTGCGTTTAGGCGCTCGACCATGCAACGCAACGATAATCTGACTACGTTGAACAGATACTTGCAATACCCAGTAGTTAAAAAGTTTTCCAAAAAGAACAACTACGATAGATTTTCGGTGATGAGCGGCTTCAACCCGGTGAAGGAGATTTATTCGGTTGCAATGCCAGACCACGTTATTGTCAACTATGACTTCATTATTTGGACCGAGTTGGTTGAACAGGGTAACTCCATCGTAGAAGCCATCAACTTTTCCACCGAAGATTACTGGGGTTCTAAAAATAAGTATAAGTTTAGGACAAGTATAAGCGACTACAACTTTGAAACTACAACCGAAGCAGAACAGGACCGTGTAGTACGGACCACGTTTAGTATGATGGTGTATGCGTATCTTCTTCCCGATAAATACGAGAACTACAAGTCCACGGTCCAAAAGGCGTTCACAACCAGAAAGGTGGTTTTTGGAGTCAACGAAGGTACAGTCAACTTGACCGGTCTGTCCGACGAAGAGTTAAAGAAAAAGACACGGGAACTTTTCAACTCGACGTCCATTCCAACTACGGTCGCAGATTTCAACAAGACGAGCGCTTCTCCACACCCAGGAATAGTTCAACAAGCTAACTTCGCTAACTTTTCTGGGCATGCCAATACCGCACAGACAGCTCTTACTGCAAGCTACGTCAACTTGCAATATGCCGGCGGGACGTTCCAAGACCTGACTATTACAGGCGGTGGAGCGTCAGGCTCTATCAACACAAACGTCATTCCAAACGTCACGACCTCTGGCTACATCGACAGTATTCCAATAGAACGTGGAAGTACGGCAAAATGGTTGATTTCTATAAACGACGGGGTAGATAACTTTAAAACTGGTGAAGTTGTAGCAAGTTGGAATGATATTTATGTTAAATACAACATAACAGAGGTTAGTGAAATCGGGTCAGTCCCAGTTTTACTATCCGCAAACAACAGTGGAGGAAACATCAACTTACTAGTCAACCCGTTAAGTGGAACTTGGACAATAAAACTATTTAGGATGCTCATATGATCAATCAAAATCCATTCATTGTTCGTAACTCTCTTTGGATCGCGGGAGGCGGTTTCCCAAGCGGAAGCGTAGTTTCTACTGGTAGTATATATGTGGTGGTTGAGGCC